GTGGCGCTTGTGAAGCGGTCGAACTGTGGCCGGAGAACGTCGCCAGCGTGGACCTGTATCTAGCGGTCGAGACCCAATGGCAGCGCGCCGGGATGGATGGCACCCCGACTGGCCTGGACTATGCCGGGGTCGCGGCCGCCATGCAGTTGCGCGGCGATCCCCCGCGCCGCTTCGACGACATCCAGGTCCTGGAGCGGGAATTCCTGGCCATCATCAGCCAGCAACGGGCGAAAACCCCGAAGCCGCCGGTTCAGCCCCATCCCAACGTCACCCGGGAGATCCTCAGTCATGGCTAGCGGCCCCTTAACCGTCAAGCTCCAGATCAACGCCGACGGCTCCGCCGCCATCGTCGGGCTCAATAAGGTCAAGGGCGCGCTCGACGCCACCGGCCAGGAGGCCAAGGCGGCCGCCGGGGGCTTCAAGACCCTGTCTTCCTCCCTGCAAGGCCTGGCCCTGACCGCCGGCGCCGCGCTGTCGGTGGGGGCGCTGGCGGCATCTTTCACGGCGGCCAATCGTCAGGCGGGGCTATTACGCGCCAGCCTGGAAACGGTGACGGGGTCGGTTGACAAGGCCAGCACCGCCTGGACAGTGCTCCAGGGCTTCGCCGCTCAGACGCCCTATAGCCTGGAACAAGCGGTCCAGGGCTTCATTAAGCTCAAGTCCATGGGGCTTGACCCGTCCATTGCTGCGCTGACCAGCTACGGCAACACCGCGGGCGCCATGGGTAAGAGCCTCAACCAGATGGTCGAGGCCGTAGCGGACGCGGCCACCGGCGAGTTCGAACGCCTCAAGGAGTTCGGCGTCAAGGCCGAGGTGGAGGGCAACAGCGTCGCTCTGACCTTCCAAGGCGTTACCACCACCATTGCCAACAATGCCCAGGCCATTGAGCAATACCTGCTGGGCATCGGCAACGTGCAGTTTGCCGGCGGCATGGAGCGCCAGGCCAAGACCCTGGAGGGCTCAATCTCCAACCTGGGCGATGCCTGGGATCAATTCTGGGTCAAATTGGGCGATACCGGCTTGACGCAAGGCGTTATCACCGTACTTAACGACGTGAGTAGCGGCATTGCCAGCCTAGGCGAGGGCATGACCGGGGCCAATGGCGTGGCCAGCGCCTTCGGGAGCACCATGACCAGCCTGGGAGAGGGCATCGCCACCACCTACAACGAACTGAAAACCGGCGTCTGGTCCGACACCACCACCGCCATCGCGGCCACGGCGGGCGCCATCGGCGGGGCCATCGGCCTGATGACGGCTCTAAGTGCCGCCGCGGGCATCGCTACGGGCGTGTGGGGCGCCTTTGCCGCCATCCTCCTGGCCAATCCCATAACCCTGGCCATCGCGGGCATCGGCGCCCTGGTAGGCGTCCTCTACACGCTACGCGATGAAACGATCACCATCGGCCAGACAACGACGACGGTCGGGGCCACGGTGTCTGCCGTGTGGGAGACGACCGCCAGCTATTCCGAGGCGGTATGGGCTACCTTCTCGTCCTATGTATCAAGCGTGTTCAACAGCCTGCCGCCCGTGGTTTCGTCCGCCGGAAACGCTGTCCTGTCCGTCTGGTCGGCCACCATGTCGGGCTTGATGTCGCTCACATCGGGCGCCGTCAACTACATCATGAATCTGTTTCGTTGGATCGGTCGATCTGCTGGCGTCCTGGCTGGCGAAGTGGCCATGAGCATTGAATCGGGTTTCAGCTTTGATCGCCTCAAGGAAGGCTTGTCGGGCGCGGTGCAATACACCGACATGCTGGGAGAAGCCAACACGCGCGCGTCTGCCGGGATCGCCGCCGCTAGCCAGGAAATCGCAAAGAAGGCGGGGGCGATTGCCGCAGACAACTTAGAAACCGAACTGGGCTCGGTCATCACCGCCGCCCATGCCGATCAACAACACAAAGCGGCTATAGCGGCCAAGCTGCACGCCTTCGAGCAAAACAATCTGGCTGGCGCACATGGCAAAAGCACCGCCGCGGCCAAGGCAGGAGGTGCGGCAAATAAAGCGGCTGCCAAGGAAGCCAAGGAATACGAGAAAGACCTTGACGCCCTGATTAAGCAGTTCCTCCCCGCCCGCGATGACGCCGAAAAGCTGGCCGAGGCTACCGACCTGATTGCCGAGGCCCACGCCAAGGGCGACTTGGTGGGTAAGGACTACACCGAGATGGTCAAGAAGGTGGCGGAAGCCTACGACACCGCCACCAACGACGCCCAAAAGCTGATCGACAAGTACGACACCGAAGGCGCCAAGGCGCGCGAATTGGCCGAGGATCGCGCCAAGCTGGCGGCCGTGCTGGCGGATGGAAGCCTGAAGGTCGAAGGCGCCGCGAAGGCCATGGACAAGCTGACGGAGGCCGAAAAGAAGAACAACAACGAGGCCGACGCCTGGGCCGAAGTCTGGAAAAACGCCGTCAAGCGCATTGACGACACCTTCGCCAACCTGTGGCAAGACCTGTTTTCCGGCGCCAAGTCCACCCTCGACAGCCTCAAGCGCGCCATTACCTCGTGGCTGGCCGAAGTGGCCCACGCCCTGATTACCAAGCCGCTGGTGGTGGCCATCACCGCCGGCATGACCGGCGGGGCAGGCACGGCGGGGGCTACCGGCACCGTTGCCAATGCCGCCAGCGGGGCGGGCGGCTTCGGCAATCTGCTGTCGATGGGGTCGAGTTTGTGGAGTGGGGTGACCAGCCTGTTCAGCGCCGCGACCTACACCGGGTTGATGGATGGCTTTATGGCCGCGACCAGCATTATGAGTTCTTCCGGCATCTTGGGCGGAGCCTCATCGGTCGCGGCCTTGTCTTCTGGCGCCGCCAGTACCGGCTCCATGGCTTTCGCCATCGGCGCCGCCGCCCCCTACCTGATCGCAGCCCTGCCTATCGCCGCCATCGCTTACGGCATTTTTGCCAAATATCAAAAGGACCAGAAGCCCCGCTACGGCGCCTATGCCGCCACCACCCACGGCGGCACCGGGCAGTTTGAGGACAGCGTGGGGGTCGCCGGCGGCTTCGGCCTGACCTTCGGCATGAACGACAAGGGCTCCGCCAACATCGACGCCGAGGAGGCGCGCGCGGTCTTCGAGGGCTTCGCCAAAATGTCCGAGGCCCTGGAACAGTTTTACGGCGCCGACGTGGCGGCCGAGGTCGAAGCGACCCTCAAGCAAATCTCCAACGAGCATTACGCCAGGACCGGCATCCTCAATTATGCCATGGACGTGAATGAGGCCTTCGACGTGGCCTTTACCCAGATCATCGACGCCGCCGCCGCCACCGGCGACAGCGTGGCCGTGGTCATGAAGGCGGTGGTGGGCGACCTCTCCGGCACCGCCGAGAGCATGGCCAAGCAGATCGAGACGGCCATGCAGACCACCACCGCCGTCATCACCATGGCCAAGGCACTGGAAGGGACCGACGCCGGCAAGATCCTGGAACTGGGCGACGACCTGACCGCCAACGCCCTAAAATTGGTGGACTATGCCCGCCACGCGCAGGGGGCGGGCGAGACCATCGCCCAGGCCCTGGCCCGCATGTCCCTCAACCTCACCGGCCTCTCCACCGCCCTGGAGCTGTCCGGCCAGACCGTGGCCGCCACCGGCACCGCCTTCATCGACCTGGCCCGCGACCTGGCCGCAACGGCGGACGCGGCCGGGGTTGGCATGGCGGGGCTAATGCAATTGCAGGCCGTCTATTTTGACCAATTCTTTAGCGACACGGCCAAATTCACCCGCAATATCGAGGCGGCCATCAAGGCCATCACCGCCGGTTTCAAGAGCCTCAACCTCGCCGTTGATCTCTCGGTCATGAAAGACCGCCAGGCCTTCATTGACCTCGTTAATAGTATTGACCTGACTACCGAGGCCGGGAGAAAGTTCTATGTGGAATTGATGAAGCTCGCCCCGGCCTTTGACGCGGTATTTGACGGAGTGGAGGCCTTCATGGATTGGTTACGGCCACAGGATAAAGCGGCAAGAGCCTTTGATGAGCTCACCGACCTCTTTGATAAGTGGGGCATAACCATGCCCAAGACCCGTGAAGAATTCGATAAACTGGTTGCCAGTGGCATCCTGACGGCCGAGCAGATGGCCATCCTCGGCGGGCGGCTTGACGCCCTGAATCTGGTATTTTCCGAACTATCGCAACGTGCCTCACTGCTGGACTTTGCCGAGGTCCTCAGCCCCACCAACGGCGCCTCTCCGGATCGCATTAAGGCGGGCGAGGATGCGTTTCGCAAGGCCGGCTATAAAGGCGACCTGCGCGATCCGAAGGGTATGGCAGACTTTGTGCGCACCATCGCGGCTTTACCCGATGCGGGCGGCGAGGCCGTCAAGGAGCTGCTGAAATACGTCGACACCTTTGATCAGTTCTTTGACGCCATCGCCGCCGCCGCGGAGCAAAACGCCAGCCTGCAACAGCGCCTGGCTGCCGCCCGGGGGGATGACGCTCTGGTGCTCAGGTTGCAACGCGAGCAGGAATTAAAGGGGGCATTGGACGCCACCAATCGCGCCTTGCTGGAGGAAATCTACCGCCTTGAGGACGCCAAGGCGGCCATGAACGCGGCTTACGCCGCCCTGGAACGGGCGGTAGCCGCCGAGCGCCAGCAGGTCGAGGAGGCCTATCAGGCCCGGGTGGACGCCATCAACGCCGAGCGCGAGGCCATCGCCGCCGCGCATGAGGAACGGATTGCCGCCATCAACGCCGAGCGCGAGGCCCTGCAAACGCAGATCAGCGCTGCTCAAGAGGCCCTGTCGAAAATCGAGGGCATCCTGGGGAGCGTCCAATCGGCCCTGGACACTATCCGGGGGCAACTGGCGGTATCTGATATAGCCCTGGCTACGGCCCGCCGCCAACTTGCCAACTGGGCCAGCCAGGGCATCTTGCCCGATCAAGAGGCCTTCGACCGGGTGATGGGCACGCTCAACCGGGACGATAAAGGCAACTACGCCAGCGCCAACGCCTATCGCAGCAACCAGCAAGCGACCTATGCCAACCTTCTGGAACTGGAACGGCTCGGCCTGGCGCAGAAGACCGCCGCCGAGCGCCAGCTTGAGGCCCTGGAGGCGCAAACCGCGGCCCTGGACGCGCAACTTACCCAGGCCGACCGTATGCAGCAAGAGCAGATGGATGCGGTAGATGAACAACTCCAGCAGGCTGATGAATGGCGCGCCGCGGAGTTAAAGCGGCTGGATGATCTTCTGGAGGATGCCCGCGAAAAGATGGAGATCGCCCTGGGGACCTATGCCGCCGTGCTATCGATCGACGAGGCGCTGAAGGTCCTAAATCAAACTATGGTCGATTACCTGTCCCTGCGGGATCAGGACCAGGCCCCCACCCTGGGCGGGGCGGCCCAGGACCCGCTCCCAGCCACCACCCCGCAAGCCGCCGGCTTTGACAGTCTGCGCGCCGAGATCATTGAACTCCGGAGCGTGATTGCCACGGTGGGCACGGCCCAGATTACCCCCCTGAAGAGCATCGATGATCGCCTGCGTAAATTCGACACCGACGGCCTGCCGCCGGGTCGGGATGACGTGATCCTGCTGAGGGCCGCTTAAATGGAAGTCATCGTCCCCCTGGAATCGGCCCTGGCCTATACCGGGTCCAGCCCCACCTACGTCTATAATACCGTCTGGGCCACCGCCACCGCCTACGCCGTGGGCGACATGCGCCGCTACGAAGTGAGTACGGGGGTGTGGCGCGACTTCCGGTGCAAGATCGCCCACACCTCGAGCTCCAGCAACGCCCCCGGCAAAACGGTTTACACCTGGTGGTGGTCCACCACGTATTGGGAGGATCGCGGCCCCTCGGCCACCTCGGGCGGTTACACCTATACCACCAATGTGCGCAAGTCCGCCTATCCGGCCTGGGCCAGCGGCGCCGCCATCGTCCTCAATCAGGCGGTCTATGACGCGGCGGATAATCACGACTATATCGCCGTGATTGCCGTCAGCGCCGGCGACAATACCGTCCGCCCCTCCGATGCCGTCAACTCCACCACCGAGACCATCGCCGCCCGCTGGCTGGACCTGGGCGCCAGCAACGCCTGGGCCGCCACCGACTACCTGGGCAACACCTACCTGGAAGGCTATGACGACAGCGGCAACCTGGTCGATCCCACCCTGACGGTCACCATCACCTGCGCCAGCGATGTGGATCGCCTCTGTTTCGCCGGCCTGGTCAACGTCAAGACCGTGACAACGACGGTTACGGACGACGGGGTAGCCAGGACCGCTACCGTTACCAGCCTGATCCCCGCCGGCACCGCCTACGGCTCCACCTCTCGCACCGCCACTATTGCCATCGGTCCCGCCGTGGCCGCCGGCAGTGTCATGAGCGTGGCCATCGTGCTGGAACGCAACGTAGCGACGCAACCCGCCAAGCTGGGGCTATTTTGCGCCGGCACCGCTTATGTATTGGCCGATACCGAATGGGGCCTGGAGTCCTCCATCCTGTCCTTTTCCCGCAAGGAGCGTGACGAGACCTTTGGCACCGTGACGTTCATCAAACGCGGTACCTCGCGCCAACTGCGGGCCACCTGTTTCCTCGACCCCGCCGTCATCACCGGCGACGTGGTGCAAAACCTGCTGGCGCAATGGGATGGCCAGCCGGTGTTTTGGGACTTCAACGCCGCCGGGACCACCTATGACCGCCTGCGGGTCTTCGGTTTTTATACCAACCTGCGCGGCATTCTCCAGCTCGCCTCCTGGGAGTCCCTGGCCCTGGATATCGAGGGACTGGTCGAATGACGAGCCGTTACCTCCTGCCCGGCAACCTGCCCAACGAGGCCACCGCCGTGGACGGCGTCAACGACTGGAGCATCGTCCAGCCCAGCGGCACCAACAAGCTCTACAAGGTGCGACCCCTGGCCGGGGTCCCCGCCCTCCCCGCCAGCAAAATCGCCTCCGGAACCCTCGACGCGGCGCGCATCCCCAATCTACCGGCGACCATCCTCACCAGCGGCACCCTGGACCTGGCCCGCCTGCCGGCAGTCTGCGGCTTCGTGGGCACGGACGTGGAGACGGCATCCGGTAGCCTGTCCACCAGCTTCGCGGGCCAGTTGAGCATCACCACCACGGGCATCGCGTCCAGTACCGTCATCTTCATCCTGGCGCAGTTTACCGGCTATGCCTACCGGGCGAGCGGGGCTAGCCAGTACGGTATCGAGCTACAGCTACGCAAAGGCACCTCGACCATTCTGGTGGAGGATGTGTATGGCTGTTATGCCGCCGGCGGCTCCGGCGATGGCACCATCGGCGGCACCGCCTTCTTGCCGTACACCGAAACCATCACCAGCAATCAGACCTATTACCTCGATGCCAGGATGGCCAGCGGCAGCACCTCGGCAGCCAGGGTCTCAGCGCGCATGTATATCCTCAAGATCCGCTAGTGCGCTTCCTGTCGGTGTCCTGGATCGGGCTATTTGTCCAGCCGATGGCTGGGGGCGGCATCATGCCGCTCGTCGGTGCGGCAGGCGACCCCGGCTGATCCAAATCACCGGGGCTAGACGGCTCCCCCGTGGGGACGCCATCTTAACCCCGGTATGCAATTTGTAATGGATCTCCCAAGCCCTTGATTCTAAATCAAGGGTGATCCTTTCCACGATCCCCGCCAGCGCTTCCCGCGCGGCGAGGATACGGTCTTCCGCCAGATCCGTCTCCAGGGCATTGCGCAGACTGGCCAGCAGCCGGGCCACATCCGCCACCGTCCAGGCGCGGATCACCTCCGCCTGGCGGCTCTCGCTCGCCGCGTGCGCCAGTTCCATCGCCATGGCTGCGCGCTCCAGCTCCATCCCGGCAATGGCCCGCTGATAAGCGGGGGCCGCCGTGCCCGCCGCCGCGATCAGGTCCACCAGCCGAAGAATCTTGCCATCCAGGGTGCCCAGCTTGCGCTTCAGCCCCGCCAGGTCGCGCGGCTTGCTGGCGGGGGCTGCCGCCTGGCGCATCCGCTCCGCGATGGCCTTGGCCACGTCTGGCGCGGCGAGATCGGCAAACACCTGATCCAGGACCGCGCCCTCGATGATGCGCGCCGCAATCCGCCCGCCCTTGCCCAGCCGATAGGCAGACTGACCCTTGCTGGTCTCGCCCGAGAAAGGCTGGCCCTGGGGATCCTGAAGCAGGCCCGAGAGGAGATAGACACGATCCCCCGACCGGGTGCGCAGCCCGGCCCGCGCCTCCAGCCGGGTCAGGATCGCCTCGGCCTCGGCGTCAGTGATGAAGGCGGGGTGAGTGTCGCGGGTCAAGTGCCACTCGGCCCGCGGCTTGCGCTTGATTCCGCCGACGTAGCCCCCGGGGCGGTGTTCGTGGTGCATCCCCCAGGTGGTGTGGCCGGCATAGGTCAGAGCCTGCCACTCCATTTCGTTGAGTGATCCAACAATCCCGGATAACTGGCTGGCGAGGCCCCGGGGCTTGCCCGACGCCCGCGCCTTCAAGTAGCTGGCCACTGCTTCAGAATCAGGACCCGGAACCAGCTTGGAGCGCAGCACCGGTTGGCCGTCGCGCAAGGTCTCGGTTGGTTGATGCTCAAGCCGGTAGCCGCGCGGCGCCTGGCCACCCGCCCGCCAGCCTTGCTTGACGCTCTCGGCCATGCCAGCCAGGCCCTTGGCCTTGGAAGTCAGGGAGTGCCATTCGTCCATGGCCTGGAGGATGGAGCGCAGCAACATCCCGGTGATGGGATCGGTATCGGGCACCGACTTGTAGAGGATGCGCACCCCGGCCTTCTCGGCTTCGTGCTCGAAGATGAGGGCCAGATGGCGGCGGCGGGCAATGCGGCTGGTGTCGAGGGCCAGGATCACCGCCCAGGCGCGGGCGGGATCGCGCAGGGCCCGCAGCAGGGATTGAAAACCGGGCCGGTCGTCGTCCTTGCCTGACTCTACCGCGTCCGCGAATTCGGCGACGATGGCCAGACCCTGCTCGTGGGCGTAGTCCTGGAGCGCCCGACGCTGGGCGTCCAGGCTGAGATCATGCCGGTCCTTGCTGGATCGTAGGTAGGCGCAGGCGTGGGTCGGGCTGGCGAGCGGGCTGGTCGGCTTCATCGGCGGCGAGTGACAGGAGGAGACGAGCCAGGGAGTCTAGCCCGTCCCCGCTGGGGGCGCCATAGACACCACGGCAAACGAGCGGGCGACGCTGGGGTCGGGTGGAGTGCGGCTGACGTGGCCAGAGATCAAGGGTGGTGGTTGTGGAGCTCATGGGCATGGCCGTTATCAGCAGGATAAGAACAGGTCGCCCTGTTGTGGGGAGGCGGTTTTGGTGATAGACAGGGATGCCCGGCAGAGCCCGCACAGGTCTAGTGGGGGTCCGCCCAGGGCCATGGCTTGACGGTACACATGGGCCAGGTTGCCGTTCTTGTCCCAAGAATTGTTGCTGATCCCGCAATGTTCGCAGACCCATTGCGGATGGGGCGTTCCCCAGTCGGTAACGCGATTTTGCGCAAGCATCTGGGTTAAACCCGTTGCCCATAAACCCGCTCGGGCCGCCGCATCACCCCCAGCACCGCCCGCCGCTGTTGCGGGGTCATGCCCAGCCCCTCCGCCCGGCCATGCGCCGCCGCCAGCAACTTGACTCGCGCCACCAGGGCCCGGCGCAGTTCCCGCTCGGGCGGCACGGCGTGATTGAGGTTGTTGAAATACACCAGCTCGCGGCGCGTCAGACAGGCCAGATTGTCCAGCTCGCAATGACTGGGGTCGGTGTCGAGCATAATCACCACCTGCCCGGCGGCGAGGGGCCCATGGGCCGCCTCCCAGTTGAGGCGATGGACAGCGACCCAATCCCGGCGCGAAAAGCCGGGCGGGGCCTCCTCCCGAAATTTGAAATACCAGCAGCCGTCGGTCTCCTGCCGGTAGCTCCACACGGGCATCTGATGCCAGACGCGGTTGCCGGGCTTCCAGCGCGTCTCGGCGGAGCGCCCGCCCGCGCGATAGCCGGCCAGGCCCTTATTCCAGGGCACCAATCCCGGCTGAAAGCGGGTGTCCGCCGGGCCGGGGATCTGATGGCGGCCGATGGCATTGGCGATGCTGTGCGGCTGTAAATCAGTCCCGAAGTGGAGGTTAAAGGCGGCGGTCAGGGCCGGGATCTGCATGGCCGGCCGGTGCGCGCGCAGCCAGTCAAGCCGCTCTTTGCTCCAGGTAGGCCCAGGCCGCTCACCCGGGAGCAGGCCCTTGGGGCGCCCGCTGGGCAGGCGATAGTTCATGATGGCGGACTTGACGGACGATTCGGTAACGGCGATCCCAAACTGCGCTTCAAACAGCGCCGGGATGGCCGCGATGCGCTGCTGGCGATAGGTCGCCGCCAGCCAGGCCAGATATTCCGGGGTCCAGAATTTGCGCATCAATTGCCCCCATCCAGTCCCAGCAGGCGCGGGGGCGTCTGACCGGGGAGCATATCGCCTTGCAGCTTGGCGGCATTGACCGCCAGATTGCCGACGGCGATCACCTGGGCGGCGATGCGATCAATAGCCCCGGCGCGGCGGATCTCGGCGCCCAGTTCGTCATCGTTCAGGGTTTCGTCGCTGAGCCGTTCCAGTTGGGCGAAGAGGTGATTTGAGAGGTCGTTCAGGGTGTTTTTCATGGGCCCACCTGCAAAAGTGAAAAATACCAGGGCCGGCCCCGAGAAAGGGGCAGGGCCGCCCTGGCTGCCGGGGTTATGCCACTGTCCGGCTAATGCGCTGAGTTATCCGCCAGAACCAAACGGCTCGCTCAGCCCGAGGTCTACCACGCCACGCTAAAAAGGGATTTCCGCCTGCCACTGGTCGCATCCTTGCGCTTGCGCCTCGGCGGGAACGGCCGCCGCCCATTGGTCACACCAGCCGTGATCGCGCAGTTGATAACAGGCGTGGCAAGTGCGCGCCTCGGCGGGTAGGGTCTCCACCAGGTGAGTCAGATAGGCTAATTGCGCCAGCACGTCGGCCTTGCGCTCAGGTGTCAAAGCAAGCGGGGTGGTCATAACCGGGTTTCCATGGGTAAGGGTTGGTAAGCGGGGGTTAGCGGCCGCGCAAATTCATAGCCGGTAATCTCGGGATATTTCCTGCCGACGGCGACCCGGATGGCCGCGGGCAGCGCTAATTCGTCCTGACGAGACAGGGCTTCGTCAATGGTGCGCGGCACTACGGTCCCCGGCGCGAAGCGACCCCACCAGGCTACCGCCTTGGTGCGGGCATAACCTTGATGCTCCAGGCACACCCATTCGCGGGCAATACGCATGAAGGGACCGCGATAGCTGACGCACAGGGTGTCGGGCTTGGCATCCTTGCCAGGCCAGCGCTGCAACTCCAGGGCGTGAACCGCGTGACGCTCAATGGTCACCGCCTGATTGCTGAGGATGGGGGCATCCACGGCATGCGCGGCGTGCTTGGGGGTGTCGTCAACTGGGAAGTCATAGCTGCACTCGGGGCATTGCCGCACCGCCACGGGTAAGATGGATTGACACTGGGGACACGCCCGGGTGGGGGCCGCGCCGGGTGTCGCCGCGCGGGCACTGGGTATCCAGGCCCGGACCTGATCGACGGGGCCATGTCGCACCGTGTTACCGGCGAAATCCAATACTAAACATGTGTCTTTTCCGTGAGCGATGCGCGAGCCCCGGCCCACCATCTGGACGAACAGGCCGGGACTTTGGGTGGGACGCAGCATCACCAGCAGGTCGGTGGCGGGCACATCAAAGCCGGTGGTCAGCACGTTGGCGTTGGTCAAGGCCCGCAGCTTGCCGCACTTAAAATCGGCAATCAGTTGGTCACGCTGCGCTGCGGGCGTGTCACCCGTCACGCAACCCGCGGGCACCCCCCGCCCACGCAAGGCCTCGGCCACATGCTCGGCGTGGGCGACGCCGGTACAGAACACCAGCCACTTGTGGCGGTCGGTGCCGTAGGCCAGACACTCATCCAGGGCCGCCTGGGTGATGTCATCCCGATCAACCGCCTGCTCCAACTGGCGGGCGATGAACTCTCCTTGGCGTGTCTGGACCCCGGACACATCCAGGGTGGTGGCCATGCGCTTGGAGATCAGCGGCGCCAGATAGCCATCACGGATCAGATCCAGCATCAAGACTTCATGGGCCACGGCCTGGAATAGCGCATCGTCGCCATAGGTCAGATCACCCGAGGTCGTCCGCCAGGGAGTTGCCGTCAAGCCAATAATGCGCACGGCGGGATTGATGGTGCGCGCTTCCGCCAGAAAGCGGCGATACATGCCGTCGGCGCTATTGCCCACCAGATGCACCTCGTCAATCAGGATCAAGTCAAACCGCCCCAACTGCCACGCCTTGCGATGCACCGACTGAATGCCGGCGAAGATGACCGGCTCAAAGGTGGCGCGACGGCGTAACCCGGCGGAATGAATCCCCAGAGGGGCCGCAGGCCACACCACGCGCAGCTTGTCGGTGTTTTGAGCGATCAACTCCCGGACATGGGTTAGCATCAAAATCCGTGTCTGGGGCCAATTGGCCAGGGCCTCTTGGATCAGCGTGGCGAGAATGATCGACTTGCCGCTACCAGTGGGCAGGACCAGAAGCGGATTACCCACCGGGTTGGCGCGGAACCAGGTATAAAGCTGGTCGATGCTGGTGCGTTGATAGGGGCGGAGTTGGATCATGATTGCTCTGCCAGCCACGGGGCTGGTCCCGCATGATGACGGCGATTCATCAAGTATCGCCGAATGACTGGCTCAATCGCCGTGGTTATATCAATTGCTTCTTGATTGTTGACGTACTCTTCATCATCGCCAATCGTATAATATTCAGGCAACTCACACCATGCTTCGATGTTCGTTTTCATAGCAAAGACCTCAGCGTCTGAAAGTGGAAAATGCTTTTTATCGTAGCCTTCAATAATACAGGTGAGCATATCGTTTACGTATTCGTATTGCTCGTCATCATGGTATTCGTCGAACTCCTCATTAAGCTCCTTGCCAAACATGATTTGACAAAGCTCTTGCAAAATATCCCTTGCCACATTGACCGAAACAACCTCATACCAATCACCTCCGCTACAGAAACGATCAAAATAAGCAACTCGTGGCAATAAACCGCCTTGACCGCACACCAAATAATGACCACTTTGATCAGGCTCCATTTCTTCCGTGGTATGCCATACAAGTTTTTTCATTTAATTGTTCCTAAATTTTTGCTCCTCACCCCGCCAGGTCCATTCACCACCAGCCCCCCCAAAGGCATCTGATAAGTGATGCTGCCGGCCTCTGGGTCGGCGTCCACCGCGGGCCAGGGCACCAGGGCGGGGATGAAGACGTGTTGCAAGCACTCATTGCCGCGCCGTTGCACCTCCAGGTGGAGATCGCAGGCGAAGCGTGCGCAGCTCCAGCGCCCACCTTCGCCCTCCAGTTCGGGCGTGGCATGGGCACAGGTGCGGCAGTTCACCGCGGGTAGGGCGCCCTCATGGCACAGGGTCCGGTATGAGCACCACTGACACTGATACCAATCCGGGCGCTCTGAGATCCGGGCTGGCGGTTCAGCGGCGGTGATGATGCGCCGAGCCTTGGCGATCAGGGCTTGGGCTTGCGCGGGGTCGGCGTGTAACCGTTCGCTGTACAGGGCATCGGTGTCCTTGCACACCGCCAGATAGAGGGCGCGGGTCATCCCTGACCAGGCCATGTACAACTGCATCTGGGCCTGATGCTCGGGTTTGGCGACCGCCACCCCTTTGCTCTCCAGGTAATTAAAGCTCTTGGCGTTGTGGGTCTTGAATTCGGCGCAGTGCCACGTCTGCGGCGCCTCCGGCACCCCCAGGACAGCGCCATCCATGGACCCGCCCAGATGCCCGCTCAGATCGGCAAAGCGAAATTGCTCGCCAGTGACCGGGTCCACGTCGTGGACGGTGCAGCCGATGGCACGCAGATCCGCGACAAAGATCGCCTCTTCCCGTTGACCGCGCTGGAACAGCCGCAGCACCCGCCCGTCATGCTGTTCTGGCCGCACCCAGCGAAAGGCATACCACAAGGCACGCTCACACTCCCTCCCGATCACAGAAGCCCCCAGGCGGGGGCGCTGACCAGCATCGGCCTGCTGTTCATAGGCGCGATAGATGGCGGTCACGGTCACGGTCGCGGCGGTGGGCTTGGGGAGCGGGGCCATGATAGTTCCAGTCAATACGGGGTAGGTTCCCGCCCGGATCACGCCGGGCGGGGTCAGTGCCTAAGCCGCCTTGGCCGCCCACGGCGGGGCGGCACCCGCTATGGGGGCGGCGGGACGCGGCGGCGGTGCGGCGAAGGGCGCGGCACTGGGGGCCGGCTGAGCAAAGCTGGGGGTAGCGGGAGCCTGACTCATGGCGCGATAGCTGCCCACGTCATTGCTCGGTCCCCATTGCGGGTCGTCCTTGTATTTCAGCCTGGCCATGAGAGGGATGTTGTGCAGTTGGACGCTGTCCTGAACCTGTAGCAAGCCGACCGCGTGGCAAATCTGCGAGAGGGTGCGCTTGCCAATCTCCACCGCCTTGGGGCTGGGGTTGCTGAGGATGATGCGGTCCCACACCAATCGATTGCAATAGGGGCCGTCGATGACTTGCAGTACCAGCTCCAGGTACTCGCCGCCACTTTTGGCGATCTTTATGCCGGAGTCGGTAATCACCACCGGATAATCGCCGGCGGGGAGGGCTTCGCGGGGGGCATCGGTGGGGATGTCAGTCGCGTCGAATTGAATAAAAGCCATGATGGTTTCCTTAGGTTCAGGGTTGGGTTGTTGGGTTGTTTGCCGAGGGCATGGTGGTCGCCAGAGCGTCGGCAAAAGCGCTCCAGTTGAGGGGGATGGCATCCGGTAGGCCATAGCGATTACCGGCGACAAAGCCCGGGGAGCCCACCAAGTGCAGCTTGTTACTCTTGCCCTTGACGGAGATACCGCGGGCGACCTGTTTCCCATCCGTGGTGTCCTGGCGGCGAACGTAACCTTCACGCTGGGCAAAGCCGATCACATCAGCCCATTCCGACAGCAGGTCGCGGGCGCCCGTACCCTTTCCAGGTTTATGTAGCTTCGTCTCCCACATATCAAACGGCTCTGCAAGCGGATCATTGAAGCTCACCACCTGGCTGTGGGCGATGACACCCACTACCATGCCCTTTTGCTTATTGAGAAAGTCCAGGCCGGCCAGGATCTCGCGCCAGTAATTCAGGGCAATGCTGTAGGCCTTACCATAACCACCGTGCGCGGTTTCCATGGTCTTGGCGCCCCGCACTTCGAGATGACACAACTGGATGACGTACTGATGAATCAGTCGCTCCAGCCAATCAGCGGAGTCCAGTACTACTGTCTGAAAGTCATGGTCATCTTGCGCCAGGGCGGTAATGGCCTCGATGACTTGGCCATAGGTTTCGGCCAGGGGGAAGGCATCCACGTCCAAGCCATTCAAGCCGTCCTCGGTGCGAATGAAAATAGGCTTGGGGGCGGCGGCTTGCACCACGCCATTGACCAGCCCCCCGGCGAAGAAGGTGGACTTACCGACCTTCTCGGGGCCATAAATCACCAGCCGCGGCGGGCTGGCGTGACGGGTACGACTGATGTTGGCCAGTGAAATAGCCATTTATGCGACTCCTTCAATGGGCTCGACCTTGACGGCCGGCTTGCCCGGTTTGGTAACAATGGCCTTAATCACTCTGGCATAGACGGCGGGGTTCGCCGTGGCCAGGGCTTTCAAGCCGGACACCGACACCTCGGGGCGATAGCGCACCACTTGATCGAAAATCGGAATCCCCTCCGCTTCAATCAGGGCCTCACCATCGGGCGTCAGACTGCGGGTCAGGCTTTGCACGGTTGCCACCTTGAAATAGTCGGTCTTGACGGTCTGCGTGCCCTCTGGCTTCAAGCCGACCAGGGTGATGACTTGCTCTTCGCAGGCGATGCGATGCAGCCTGGCGGCTTCCTCCGCTTGTTTAGCGGTCATCAGCTCCCAGGACGCGAGGTCCAGGGGCAGGGGTTGGTGGGAAAGATCATTCATGGTTATCACCCATCTCCTCATGCAGCCGGATCAACGCATCCGCCACCTGGCCAATAATCCCAAGCTCGCCCGGATCGAAGGACAGTTGGCCACCGACCTTGATGGTCGCAAAGGCGCCACCCCCTTCCTCATGAGTCGCGATGGTCATATGGCCCATGTCGTGGTCAGACTCGATCCAGACTTTGATCCCGCCATAGGCGTAGCCCTTGGGCAGGCGAGGCAGGCTGTTGATGCGCAGGCACTGGCACACCTTCGGCGTCTCGGTCAGCACTCCCGTCCTGGTCAGTTCCTCCCGCCGCCGCGCCATGGTGTCAAGGTGATCGCCCACGTACTCACTCGCGAGGGTCATGGCGTCATCGACGGTCGCATCCTTTGGCTCCAGGTGCGCCAGCTCCAGGAGGGCGTCCACCAAGTCGGAGTCGATACGCTCATCGGCCTCGGGATCCAACGGCTCCTGGTTGAAGGTGTCGGGGTCGGTGACATACGGCATGGGGTCTTCGCTCATCTCAACCTCGTCTAGGGCCACAGCCGCCGCCTGGGGGGCTGTGCTCGTCAAGTGGATAGGTAGGTCGCAGGTCACGCGCTCATGGCGCTCCTGGGGCGCCCTGGGGCTGATAGGCGCCTTGAAGGGGTGATCCTGGGCCGGCTTGGGTGGCTTGCCGGTCCGGGGGATCTTGCGCTCAACGACGATGGGCTTGGCGTCCGCGATGCGCGGGTCCTCGGGGGTGGGCAGGCGATAGGTGTTAACCCACATTCCCAGCGCATGAATCACCTTATCGCCTACATCAAGAAGGCCCGTGCGCCGCATGTCGTGCGCTATGCGGGCGATCTCGGTGGACTCCGTGGCACTCGGGCAATGTGCGTAAAGGTCAGATGCACTCATGGCGGCACCATTGGCCAGGGCGGCGCGAATCTCGTTGCGGATCTGCTCGCGCACGGGTGAAACATTGTGACTGGCCATCTCAGTAATCCTCATCTCGGTTCTCACAATTGGCGATCAACTCGCCCTCGATGCGCCGCCGCTCAGCGGGCGTCAGCTTTTTTTCCAGCCAGGGCGCGGGCCGTCCGTGACGGTCCAGGACGCTCCACTCAATCTCGCCCTCGGCTGGGGCCCAACTGTCGGGATGCCCATAGAGCCGCGCCGGACGCCAGGGCGTGAAGCTGGTAACTTCGATGCGGGCGGGAATGCCGCTGATGCGCGTCATCATTTCCCGATCCTCTGGGTGAACCGCTCCAATTGCGCATTCATCGCTGGCGTCTTGGCGCGAAACGCCACGACTTGCGGGTGAAACACGTTGAGCCAGCGGTTATCCACGCACTCAACGATGCGATCCGGCCGCAAGTTGCCCTTGACCTGATCGAAAAACAGGCTGAAGCGGATGCACTCGCCCGTGTTGCCGGCATTGCACTTCTTGAGCATGGGGGTCGCCATGTCGCTGAAGACGTTGATGGTGATGACGGCCTTGAGACACTCGCTTTCGTGGTCCACCGGCGGGGGATAGCTGGCCGTGGGCGCCTGGTAGGGCTGTGCCGCGCAGCCGGTCAAAAGAAGGGCGGAGAGGATGGCGGTTTTCATGGCTTTTTCGTGTTTATGATTGTTTGTTGGAGTCAAAGTCATTATTTTTTAGCTTATTCGATGCCTCTAGCGCCGATATTATTATTGATCTTGCGTACACTGTTGCCGCTACTTTTTCAGCGTCGGACAGCTTAAGAAGTGTTTGAGATCCATAATCTGGCGACAGAGCTTTTAATGCTCTACCAAGAGTGTCAGAGGAATTTATGGCCGCAACCGTTCCTCCGGTAACTTGCCTGATTAAACTCTTTGCAATTCCTGGCAATGCGTCAAAGTCTTGATATACAAGATTTGCATAAACATCATAAACATACGATTCATTTTTTCCATCCATGACCAAGAGTATTGCCGCAAGCCTTACGGGGGCACAGCTAAAATATTTGATTGAAGTAGGGCAGCGATTCATCAATTTTTCATGTAACTCAAGGATGCCACAGTTAGCAACTTCAAGAATGAATTGTGATGACATCTTTCCAGTTGCTGACCCAGGTAAGGCAATAGCAGTTGCAAGCCTTGCGACTTCTGAGCATCGGCTAGGTAGCCCGGTTAGATCGGGTACGCTGCGCTTTATCCCAGCATCCAGTACCATAAATGCCTTGTCTGGTACGTTGGTAAATACCATTACGTCAACAGAAATACCGGATTCAGCTATCGCCATCAATCTATGCTGGCCATCAAGCAGCTTCCCGGATTGTGCGAAAGCAACACCCTGATGGGTTGTAATCCATTCGCCGCGCTTAATCATTGTCGCTAAGGATTTTACCCACCACCCTCTGACCCTTCTATTGGCGGTGTTGAGCTTTAACCACTCCTCAGCTTGGCCAGGGCTAACAGAAATTTGCTTGGCGTTAATCATGGCTTTCTCCGGTAATAACGGGCTTGTGGCCGTGCATTGCGCTCGTACCACAGCGCATCAATCCACGGCCAGGCGTAATCGCTGACGAAGGCCAGCACGACGAACAGCACGCCGAGGCCGCCGGTTAGGAGCAACAGCATCAGAAAAGTCATCATGCCGCGCTCCGCCGATAGGTCCTGGGGTACATCTGCCAGGCCCGGCCAGCTAACTCGCTGTGGGCCAGGGTGGTGATGGTCTCCAGGGCGGTGATGAGCGTCTTGAGGTCGTCCTGCGGGGCACTGGCGATCCATTCGGACATGGCGATGGAGGCGGATTGGTCGCGCACGGCTTGCAGGCGGGTCAGGTCCAGCGGCGGGCGGTTCATGGGTCTTCCTCGGTGGCTGGCGGCCCGGAGTGGGCTGCCTTGAGGAGTACTATAGTGCAACGATAATCACCTGTAAAGCATTTTTTTGATAATTTTTCGCTTGCACAAGTCCTATTATCTGCACTATGCTACTACCCATGAACCTAGAAACCTACGTCTCTGACCTGCGGACCCGCCTACGGGAGGCCCCCGTTACCCAGCGCGAGATCGCCCACCTGGCTGGCCCGGAAATCTCCTTTTCCTGGGTCAATAAATTCGCCACCGGGGCGCTCAAAAATCCCTCGATTGGCTCCCTGCTGGCACTGGAACGGGCGCTCGATCACTGCACGCCAGCCAAGGCTGCCTAGCCCCATGGTTTCCTCCTCGTCTCTCATCTATCAAGAGAGCCTTGCCGGCACCTCACCAAAGGCCGGCTTTTTTATTCCTAGCGTTTTTCCAGGATAACGATGCGCGCCACCATCTATCTGCCCATCGGCTCCACGTGCGGGCCGTTTGAAGTCCTGCGCCTCAACACCGATTCTGTCAATTGTCGCTATCGCACCTATGACGTGCGCGCCAAGTGCTGCGGGGATGAGATGGTGCGTAGCCACCGGGTGCTGGTCGATGCGGAACGGCTGGAGCGCACGGTATGCGCCCGCTGCGCCCAGTACCAGGTCCAGCAAACGGGCCTGAAGGACAACAGCAAGCTGGGGGTGGGGACTGTGGTGGGGCCTATCCGCATCGTCGGCCTGGAGGGCGGACCCCGGCAGCGGCGGGTCGAGTGGTCCTGTTGCGGAAAAGAGGAGATCGCCTCCTTGCAGCGGATTTACGTGATCCGCCATCGGGCCAACAGTACCCGGTCAGAGATGTGTGGGGATTGCCAGGCGCACTTTATGTTGGCCAGGGCGGAGCTCCCCCCTGGGATCCTTTCTGCGGCTGTGGCCTGGCCCCGTCCGGGAGCCAGGGCATGATTGAGATTCTTTACGGCTTGCTGACGGTGGCCGCGCCCATCGCGGTCATGATCGGGCTGGGGGTGCTGGTGCAAACCTGGGGGCGGCGCGATGAGTGATGACGCGGATCAGGTCGCATCCCTTACCGAACGCGAGGTTGAGCGCTTCGCCGCTTTCCTGCGCGAGATGCGTTCCCGGCCCTTGCCGCTGGTGACGAAGTGCATTAACTGCGGCCAGGACCTTGACGAATGCCGCCGGCCCTATGCCCGCTGCTTTTATTGCGCCAGTAAACACGAGTCTAGGATCAACTGGCGATGACGACCCTACTCCCGACTTCTGTTAAGACCGACACCAGCCTGAGGAGCCCGCTCGTGGATGAGCATAACGTCTGGCTGGGATTGCCGGTGCGCCCGGAATTGATCCCGGAGGCGATCAAGCACCTGGACCAGTGGGTGGTGTGGAAGGCGGAGCCCAAGGCGGGCGGGGCCATGAACAAGGTGCCCTATACCGTGCAGGGGCACAAGGCATCGTCGATCAATCCCAGCACCTGGACGGATTATTACACCGCCCTGGCGGGCTATCAGGAGGATGACAGCGGCTGGGATGGTATCGGCTTCATGGTGCGCAAGGAGACGCAGATCATTCTGCTGGATTTCGACCATGTGCGCTCGGGGCATACCGGGGTCATTGATGCCAATGTCCTGGCGGCCATTCAGCGGCTCGGAACCTACGCCGAGATATCGCCGTCCGGTACGGGAGTGCGGGTCATCGGGTTTGGGACGCTGGAGCGCGCCATCACCACCCCGCGCTTGCAGGGCTGGGTTACCGGGCGCTATGTGACCGTGACCGGGCACCATCTGGATGAGGCGCCGGGAGAACTGCGCCCGATCGACCCGCGGGCCCTGGCGGAGATCGTGGCCTATTTTACGCCCGCCAGTCAGGCGGCCCCGTTGGTCAGTACCGCCGGCATTGCGCCGCCCCTGCCAGCCAGTCAATGCCTGGAGATCCGCCAGGCCCTTGGCTATCTCGATCCCGATCAGACCTATGACCAGTGGCTCCAGATCGGCATGGCGCTGCACAGTACCGGCGCCGCCAATGCCTTCGGCCTGTGGCATGAGTGGAGCGCGACCGGGGCGAAATTCGACGCCCAGGTGCTACGCGACAAGTGGGGGAGCTTTAAGGACAACGGCCAGGGGGTGCAACTGGCGAGCCTGTTCAAGCGGGCGATGGATGCGGGGTGGGTGAATGGCACGCCGTACGTCCCGCCCGTGCCGGAGCCCGTCCCGGCGCCAGCCGCCGCCCCGAGTTATACCGCCCGCGAGCCCGAGCTGTGGCCGGATCATTTACTGGCCCAGGCCCCCGGGGTCCTGGGCCACTTGCTGACCTGGGGGCTGGCCACCGCGCACAAGCCCCAACCCCATCTGTTGCTGCAAGCCGCCATCGCCACGGCGGCCACCGCCATGGCCCGCCGCTACCGCACCACGCGCGACAATTGGCCGGTGCTGTGGCTGCTGGGGATCGCCGTCACTGCCAGCGGCAAGGAGCATGGCAAAACCGTCCTGGAGGACACCCTGGCCGCGGCCAGTCTGGAAGGGCGCATTGGCGGCTCGGGCTACACCAGCCCCGGCGCCGTGTTCTCGGCCCTGATGGACAAGCCAGGCCACATCAGCGTCATCGACGAGTTCGGCAAGCTGATGGAGTCCTCCCAGGCCCATGGCAACCAGATCAAGGCCGATGCCATCTCCATCCTCATGGAGACCTTTGGCCGCGCCCATGGCACCCTGCGCCCGGCCGCCTATAGCCTGATGACCCTCTCCAAGGAGCAGCGCGAGGCCTTCCGCCAGCGTAAGGTGTGCAAGCCGCACCTGGGCATCCTGGCCATGACCACGCCCTCCACCTTCTACGAGTCCCTGTCCCGGCAATGGATCGCCGACGGTTTCCTCGGGCGCTTCCTGGTGTGCGAATCGCCCATCGGGCGGCAGCCCTCCCGGTACCCGGAGCCGGCCCCGGTGCCGGAGGATGTGGTGGAATGGTTGCTGGCGGTGGGCTGTCAGCCGACCGCGGACGGCAACCTGCTACCCTATGACCTGGGCGCCGATCTGGAGCCCACGCCCATCGTGCTGGACTTCTCCGCCGGCGCCCGCCACTCCCTGATGGCCTTCGAGGCGGACATCCTCGCGCGCATGAACGACGTGGAGCGCCATGGCCTGGAGGCCCTGTTCGGGCGCACCGTCGAGAAGGCCATGCGCCTGGCCATGGTGGTCTGCCTGGCCGAGGGCATGGGGCTGCGCACCATCTCCGCCAGCCAGGTACAGTGGGCGATCGATTATGTCCTGGCCTGCGATGCCTCCCTGGTGGAGCGGGCCAAGTGGGCGATTGCCGATTCCCGCTTCGGTCGCGTCAAGAACGCGTGCCTGGAACTACTGCGGGCCGCCGGTGCCCAGGGCCTGACCCAACGGGAACTGGGGCGCAAGTCCGCCGCCTTCGATGGCCTGCGTCCCCGCGAGCAGAGCGAGATCCTGACCGCCCTGGATCACTCGGGCCTGGCCCAGTTGCAGAACTTGGCCAAGGCCGGGCAGCGGGGGCGGCCACGTGAAGCCTGGGTGGCGGTCCAGGGTGTGAATGAATGCGATTAAACCGCAATAGGCGTCGACGGGCGTCGACGGCCTTAATCCAGCAACCGCAACGCTTCCAGAATTTACTGCAAATCGCAGGGGGGTACCCCTTTCCCGTGGTCGGGGTCCAGGAAGGGGGTACCCCCTCTTTTATTACAAACAATTCTTCTCTCCTACTGCTAGCTAGCTTTAGGCCGTCGAAACGGAATGACGGCTATTGTAGTTAATTATGTTTAATCCCTCCTTGCCCCAGGCCACCTAACCCATGCCCCCCTCCCCCCTGGAAGCCTCCCTCGCCCTGCAACTGCGCGCCCTGGGCCTGCCGGTCCCGGAGCGGGAATACCGCTTTCACCCCGGCCGGCAATGGCGCTTTGATTTCGCCTGGCCCACCCAGTACCTGGCCCTGGAAGTGGAGGGCGGCCTGTATCGCGGCGGGCGGCATGTCCGCCCCCAGGGCTTCGAGGCCGATTGCGAGAAGTACAACGCCGCCGCCGTGGCGGGCTGGACCCTGCTGCGCGTGACCGGGGCCATGGTTAAGGACGGCCGCGCCTATCAGTGGGTGGAGCGGGCCATGCACCAGTGGCATCAGCCCCAGGAGGGGACGCCATGAGTCAGGCCCCCATCGACCAAACCAAATGGGATCGCCGCTGGCTGGACCTGGCCCGCCACTACGCCGGCTGGAGTAACGACCCCTCGACGCAGGTTGGCTGCGTCATCGCGCGCGACAAGGAACAACTCAGTCAGGGCTACAACGGCTTCCCCGCCGGCATCGCCGACACCGACGCGCGCCTGGCGGATCGCGACACCCGGCTGGCCCTCACCCTCCACGCCGAGCAGAACTCATTACTCCGCATCGGCGCCCGGCGCGCCCAGGGGGCCTCGCTCTACGTCTGGCCTTTCCCGCCGTGTCACGCCTGCGCCGCGGCCATCGTTCAAGCGGGGATCGCGCGGGTGGTCATCCCCCTGGGCGCCGATGCGGACCTGATGGACCGCTGGCGGGCCTCGCTGGCCATCAGCCGTGAATTATTCGCCGAGCGCAATATCAGCCTGATCGGCATCTCGCAAGATGATCACGAGAGCCTCTAGGACGCCCGTACCGCCATTCCCAACCGTCAGGAGTACATCCGCCCATGATTGAGACGCACCACGCCATCCAGGGCAAATCAGCCGACTATCCCGATCCGGCGGAGTATCAGGGGTGCCTGGAGGCCAAGGAGAAGCGGCGGGCGTGTTTCGACGGGCGGTGCACCGTCCGGGAAACGTGCCAACTGTGGACCAGGCGGGATGAGCCAGGCTATGCCACCCGGTGCATGACCTGGCGGACGCACTGGCTCTGTTTTTCGGAACCCTGTGACTACCACCAGCCAGTAGGAGCCCCATGACTGACCCCGCCCGCGCGCCAGCCCCGCGCCACTACGAAGGCACCCTGGCGGACCTGTTGCAGTCGGCTATTTGGGCACTGACGGATGCGGGCATTGCGCAGACCGAGGCGGACGCCCTGGCCTGTCGCGTGGTGGATCGCATGACGGCGGTGCTGGGCGGGGGTTGCTTTTACCTGCCGAAAAACGAGGTGCTGCGCCAGATGCGCCGTAATTTGGCCCTGTGGCGCGCCTTCGATGGCACGGTGCATGGGGCCCAGGGTATCAGGGCCTTGGCCCGCCAATTTGCCATGACCGAGATACACGTCTATCGCATCATCAAATCCCAGCGCGCGGCTCATCTCGCCCAGTATCGGCCGGACTTGCCGGGATTGGCTGATTTATGCCCAGAAACACTTACCGACGTTAATTCGCCCTCGCCCGCGCGCGAGGCAGTCTAGGGCCATGACCATGAGCATCTCCCCTGCTGGCATCGCCTTGATTCAAGCCCACGAGGGCCTGCGATTGACGGCCTATCGTGACGCGGGCGGGGTGTGGACCATCGGTTATGGCTCCACGGGTGGAGTGCGGCGTGGCATGACGATCACCCGCGATCAGGCGGTGCTGCGCCTCTATCACGACCTCGACACGGCGGAATCTGCTGTCAACAGCCGGGTCACGGTGCCCTTGTCGCAGCCGCAATTCGACGCGCTGGTGAGTCTGGTGTTCAACATCGGCGGTGGGGCTTTTCGCAAGTCCACCCTGCTCCAAAAGCTCAACGCGGGCGATTATGCCGGCGCGGCGAATGAGTTCAATCGCTGGGTAAAAGCCAAGGGCCGGGTCTTGCCAGGCTTGGTCACCCGCCGCGCCGCCGAGCGGGCGCTGTTTTTGAGCGGGGCAAAACATGAATGATGGCGATAGCGCCATGGCTCCCTTCCTGGCAGCGGTGATTGGCCTGGCTGTGCTGGGCCTGATGATCGCGCTGGCGGGTTTGTGGAGATGCTGGCCATGACCCCCGCCGAGACGCTGAAAATCCAGCGGCAGTTGAACGCCGCCGGCTGGCAGCTTGAGGTCGATGGGATTTATGGGCCGGCGACGGCCCGCGCCTATCAGGCCTGGCTCAACGCCAATACCCCGGAGGCGATGCCCACGCCGGCACCGGCGGGCGCTAAGCCTTGGTGGCAGTCACGAGCCGTTATCGGTGTTCTGGTGTCCCTGATAGCCGTTATTACCGAGCGCATGGGCTGGATTGTTGATGCGAATACCCTCACCACCCTGGTTGTTCAGATCGCTGAAGTCGCTGGTCTGGCTCTGGCTTTTGTCGGCACGGTGCGGCGCCGGGCTCCTATTGATGGCGGGCTTATCGTTCGCGGGGTGCGCTATGCTGACACCACCTATCCAGTGCCGCCCGACGGTCCAACCGATAAGACAGCCGGACCGTTCGGCTATTGACCCAGGCCACTACCGCTACGGCATCAAATGCCAGGAGATGTGAAATAACTGATTGGCAAGAACGTATGCACGAAGAAGCGCGTCAACTAGGCGCAAAGATTTCGGAGGCCACGGCCATGCTGTCGATGGATGCGTACTTTGATTTGACTGAGGCTGAGCGGCGTCTTTTAACCAACCAAGTAACGCACATGCTTGGTTATCAGTACATTCTCAACGAGCGTATAGCGCTTTACCGAGGGGAAACGAAATGAGTTGGGCCACCGCTATCGCCATGCTGCAATTGATACCGGCCATCATCACCGCGATGAAGGCGTTGGAAGAGGCCATCCCCGGCAAGGACTTGGGCGGTGAGAAATCCGCCGCCATCAAAAGCATTCTGGAGGCGACGAATAGCCAGATCGGGACCTATTGGCCCCTCATCCAGAAAACCATTGATGTGCTGGCTGGCCTATTCAATAAAACCGGCGTTTTCGCCAAGTGAATCTCCGCGCCCTCTACCTGTGGGCCATGACCCCTGCTCTGGCCCTGGCGGCGGAGGGCTTCATTCTCCCGGATGAGACCGGGCTGAGTATCTCGGCGGTGATTCTCCAGGGCGGCATCGGCGGGCTAGCCGCATTGGTGGCGGTGAAAATGCTGCTGGTGTTATACCAGGACAAAGAGAAAAACGCCTCGGAATTCCATGGGCGGCTATTGCAGGTCATCGAGGCCCAGATCAGCGTCAACAAGGACATGATTGCCTCGAACAACGAACTGATTAAAACCATGAATGAGATTAAAAATCTCACCCATGAAAATCGCACTATTTTCCTGAGGCACATCAACCGGGAGCTGGTCGAATGATCCCCCGCCACTGGGCGCTGCTGGGCCTGATCGCGTTTAACGCCGTCCTGGTCTTTATGGTGGTGCATCTGACTTTCTTTGCCGCCGAGGGCGCCCGCTATACCGCCGAGGAGGGGCGCCAGGATCGCGCCGCACGGATTGCCGCCGACAGCCAGGAGCGCGAGGACCGGATGCGGGCTGATCGGGATATTCACCTGCGGATTGATAATCTGCATCCGCATGCCTGGCCTGCGCCGTGAGGCTGATATGCCGAGGCTGACGCCTAAGCAGGCGTGCTTTGTTGAGGAATACCTGCTCGATTTTAACGCCACACAGGCGGCGATTCGGGCGGGTTATAGCGCACGTCGGGCGTCTGAAATTGGCTATTCACTGCTACAGAAAAACACAGTTCAAAGTGCCATAGAGGTGGCTCAGCGTGAACGATCAGCCCGTACCGGGGTAACGGCTGACCGGGTAGTTCAGGAGATCGCACGGCTGGCCTTT